ATAAACATACAAGCAGATGAAGACTACATCGGGAAGTTTTGGTTAGCAATATCTAATTCCCTGAATGCATGAAGCACGAAGAAAGCAAGATTCAGCAACGTTGCGTAGAATGGTTCCGCTATTCCTTTCCACGCACCTTAATCGCTTCCTTCCCCAATGGTGTGTTTATAGGTGGCACTCCGGTACAAAGAGCCAAACGCTGGAACATCTTGAAAGCAGAAGGGGCTATGCCCGGTATGCCTGATTTAATGATCTGCATGAGCAGTGGTTCATACCATGCCCTGTTCATCGAGATGAAGACCGAGAAGGGCAAACTATCCGACACACAAAAAATCGTTCACGCACAGCTTATCAATGCAGGTTACTGCGTTAAGGTGTGCAGGTCATTTGAAGAATTTACAATCATAATTAAAACCTATTTAGAGCAATGAGAAAAAACACAAAAAGCAAGTATTACGAATTCATGTGTGCATTACATGCCATGCAAGAATTTGATATCAAACAAATGCGCAATGAATATCGTGTAGGTGCGCGATTGATTACGCTGATGCGCGAACACAATATGATTAAACGCGATGGCAATGTAACACGCTGGATAGGCGATAAGCCTACACAAGCAATAGCTGTTGCATTTGCTAAAGAATGTTTGAAGGAATCACGTATTGCCAATGCACAAAGCAAAGCAGGTACGCAGCAGCTAACTATCAAACCCATCAAACGTGTTGAGCGAACACAGCCAGCACCGGTGCAGCAAGAACCCGAATGCGACAACAGTAACAGTAAGATGCTATTGATCATGGCTGTTGGTGCTGTAATCGGATTCATGATTGCAACAGCAATTTGGAAGTAGAGATATTTTGTATATCTTTGCAACGCAACTCAGTATGAAAAACATTTTAAATCCCATCACTACCGCATTGCCATAAGCACAACCGTGCGCTGGGTTGCCTTTGTGTGTAGTGGTGGGTATTTAGTTCTATGTTTTATTTAAAAGATTCATGGTATACACCAAATACCTACGATAGAAATTTCGCTTATCCTTCAAAGAAGGAAGGGGTTTATGTCATTGTTGAACCTACGATTGGCGTTTTATACGTTGGCAGTTCTATAAATTTATGGCAGCGTTACAATAGGCATGAAGTATTACGTTTATTGAATGCAACTTATGGTTATGTTCAGTTTTATTTTACAGAATGTACAAACTCAAAGGAGTTTGAAAAACATTTGATTAAAACTTTACAGCCGAAATACAACACACAGCACAAATGAAAAATAACGGTTACGACCTTTCCCGGAAGTGGTTTGACTTTGCCTTTGAGCATTCGGAAGTGAAGTGCCAGCACACTGCTTTGTTCATGTGGATCATTGAACTAAACAATCGACTTGGGTGGAAGGAGCAATTTGGAATACCAACTAACGCAACTATGGAAGGTTTGCACATTGGTAACAAGCGCACCTACTTGGATGCACTTAGCGACTTAGCTAAATGGAATTTCATTCAAATTATCAGTGAATCTAAGAACCAGTATAGCAGCACAATAATATCAATATGCCGTAGCAAAAAAGCTACAGCACTGCATACGGCATTGGATACGGCATTGATACAGCACAGCAACGGCATTGAACACAGCATTGAACACAGCAGTGCCCCTATAGATAAACAAAGAAACCAAGAAACAAAGAAACCAAGAAACAATAGAGTGGTGTTCACACCACCATCCGAAAATGATATTTATAATTTTATGGGTGAGTTGAATATGAAATCGGGTGGTAAATGGAGCGAAATGAAGATTGTTGCAGAAAGTAAAAATTGTTTTGATCACTACACAAGCACCGGATGGAAAACTTCAGGTGGCGCAAAAATCGTTTCATGGGAAGCGACCGTACGCAAGTGGATGAACAAAGCATTTACATTTGAAAAAAATAAAAACCAAAATCAATATGGAAAACAACCAAATACAACAGCAAACAGCATTGCACAAGCTAACCAACTTCTCACCGAAGCAATCGCTATCAGTCGCGCACGCGATGCAGCAGGAAAAACTCAGTCTACTTCGGAAGGTTGACAAGGAACTAACCAAAGTCGCAGTTATGTCATTGCTTGCCCGGTGCGTGCAGCTGGTCAATGTGCAGAACACCATGAATAGCTTGCAGATTGAGTTTTGTGCTGAACAAATCATGGACAAGATGTGGATGTATTCACTTGAAGAACTGCAAATCATTTTTGATAACGGTGCTATTGGTAAGTACGGCACGCTGTTCAATCGTATTGACCCAGCTACTGTGCTTGCATGGTTCCCACTTTATGATCAAGAAAGGCAAGTGGTAAGTGATGCAATCAATGAAAGTAAGAAGCAGCAGAACAACATCTACGAAATGTTCCAGCACCCGCAAATCATGGAAGCGATGCAACAGGCAGCAGATAAGTTAAGCATCAAAGAAGAACCGGTGCGCGAAGTGAAAAGGGAAAATCCACCACAGATTGAGATTGCACTCATGCGCGAATACGATGCGCTGCCACAATGGGATAACGATATGCGCTTCCGGGTGTACAAAAACAAGCCTTATCAATTCACCGAATACAGGCAGGAACGTTACAGGGAACTAATCGAAACGCAAAATGAATACTGATATGAACAAACAGACCGCAGTCAAATGGCTTTATGATTATTTATTGCAAATGAATGAAACAAGAGAATGGCGCAGTAAAGATTTACACATAGATAAATTTCATGAAGCATTTAAAGAAGCAATGCAAATAGAATCCGAACAGTTAGCTGATAGCTACAAGCAAGGTGTATATAGTGAATTTAAAGGCATTGGATTTAAAGGATTCAAAGATTATTACAACGAAACATACGGAGGTGACAAATGAATAAAGTAATAGCATTTATTTTACTTCTTGCATTGTGCGGATGCGATGAGCATCAAACACAACCGCAAGGCGATAGGATTCAATTTAAGGAATACAATCACCGGAATGGCGCTGCATTGTCAATAGTAGCCGTTGATTCTATTGAGTTCCTTGTAAACCACCGAACAGGACACATGGTAAGGATAACAAAAGGAGGTGACAAATGAAGCAATACGATCAACAAAAAGAAGTCGAGCTGCTCCGCAAATTATTCGTGCTAACCGCCAGGCGAAGCATGCGCCCTGCAATGACAGATAATCTCACAATGCGTCTTATCTTTGAAGAATTACATTTGCTAACTGATAAAGACGAATACAAGCTATGACTATCGGTGAACTGTGGGATGCATTGGCACAATACCCGGATGAAACAGAAGTGTACATCGGGTATATTGATGGGCACAGCATCCAGCAACTGAACTTTGATGTAGTAATAACAACAGAGTTTGGCGGCAAGAAGACAGTTTCACTGATGTACGAAGACATTAACATAATTAATAATTAATACAATGAGCAACTATCAAAAAATGCAAGAAGGGCAATTTGTGCTTTTCAAAAATGACAAGAAAACAGAACCATCACAGCCTGATATGACAGGTAAAATAATGCAAGGGGGCGTAGAAAAGCGCATGGCTGCATGGGGAAAGATTGGAAAGAATGGAAAATTTCTTAGTGGCAAGATAACTGATTTTAAAATATCTGACGATAAATCGTCTTCCCGATATCAGGAAAACGATGATCCATCAGCTGACATATTCTAATGAACCTGCCTATCCTACCTGAAGACAAAGCTAACCATGCGCTGTATGGCTTAGTCATTTATGCACTTTCTGCATCTTTGTTCGCTCCACCTTTTGCGATGGTCGTTGTGTTTGCTTGCGCTATGGGAAAAGAATTGTACGATTCTGTGCTGAAGGAAAAAGCGTTTAGCAATGCAGACATGATAGCCACACTGTGCGGTGGTTTGGTTGGAATGTACATCGGGTTGTTTACATGATTGAATACCTGCCTAAACAGAAGGAAGCATTGCGTGTGCTGGGTAACTCACACCCGGCACGCGTAGTGCTCTTCGGTGGAGCTGCAGGGGGCAGCAAGTCATTCATTGGTTGTGCATGGCAAATAAGCCGCAGGTTTAAATATCCTGGCACACGTGGGTTGATAGGTAGAAGTAAACTTGACACGCTAAAAAAGACCACGTTAAAGACATTCTTTGAAGTCGCGAACATGTTTGGTCTTGCACCAAATGAGCATTATACAATCAACAATCAAACGCACGTAATCACATTCAGCAACGGAAGCGAAATAATACTTAAAGACTTGTTTGCCTATCCATCGGATGCGGAGTTCCATAGTTTAGGAGGGTTAGAATTAACAGATGCCTACGTAGACGAGGCAGCACAGGTTAGCAAACGTGCAATAGATATCTTACAGTCACGTATTCGATTTAAGCTAAATCAATATGATCTCAAACCAAAGATGCTGCTTACATGCAATCCATCAAAAGGATGGCTGTACAACGAATTCTACGCACCGTTTAAGACGGAAAGCCTACCGCAACATCTTGCGTTCATACAATCATTGCCAAATGACAATCCGCATCTACCCGAATCGTACATTGAAACGCTGCGCATGTTGCCTGAAGTGGACAGAAGACGTCTATTGGATGGAGATTGGGAGTATGATGAGTCCGTAGATAACCTATACCAGTACGATGATTTGGTGCGCTGCTTCCGGGAAGAAGAAGCGAAAGGCGACAAATTCATAAGTGCCGACATCGCGCGACTTGGAAAAGACCGAAGTGTCATTTGCGTGTGGCATGGATTGCACTTAATCGAAATACACGAACTGCGTAAACAACCAATCACAACAGTTGTATCTACCATACGCCAGTTATGTGATAGGCATGGCATCAAACTTAGCAATGTGATCTGCGATGAAGATGGGGTCGGAGGGGGAGCGGTCGATGCGCTCCGTTGCAGAGGCTTCCTTAATGGTGGGCGTGCGAAGCAAGCAGATAAGTTTACCAATCAAAAAGCAGA